TTAGGTGTTTTTATGTCATGCAAATTAGGCATGTTTTGTAGGTAATTAGACAGATTTGTAAAAGTCGGTCTTCAGCAAGGGGTCAAATCTTCGATTCTAGAGGTGCAAGTTGCTCACCTTAATGCTAGTATGTCTTTTCAATAATCTCAAGATTGCTACATTTTTGTACAATCCGATATACTCTTTTTTAGGGGCAAAAAAAATATTTTATTTAAAAACTTTTTTCTCTAATTTGATTTAGTTTATCATATGAATTTTGTGGTTTAGAGAAAACAAAAAACCCCAAGAGGTCTGGAATGTTCTCTCAGGGTTTTTCTAAACTTGGTGTGTTGGTCACCTGTTCTGAGATTTATTATACTTAAATTCTCATCAAAGCAAGTTGGTTTGACTCACCTTGGATACGACTGGACAAATGTCTCGCTCTTCAAAAAGTGTCACTCAGTCCAGTATAAATATTAAAGAGATTCAGCAATTGTATTCCACACGCTGTTGATTGATGTTGGATTGAGAAGCTCTACATTGGTAACCACCTTGGAGCGATAAATAAAATCTAGCGCAGAGTGCAGAAGGCTGAGTACCTATTACAAGGTAGCGATGACTCTGACCTGAATAGTTGTAATGGTTTCAGGCATACGGATAAATACTGCGAAGGACTGTATACCGATGACAATCTCTAACTGCTTAGTTGTGGTTAGGGATTTTCTTTGTCACCGAAAAGCCTCAGCTCAGGAACTGAACCCGATGTCTAAAGAGCTTTAAAAAAAAAGAGCGTTTAGCTCAGGCTCTTCAGAAAGTAAGTCTCCGAAGGAGAAGTGTACACAAGAAAAAAAAAGCTAAACCAACTAACGCTTCGTATCTCAATTGATATAATTAAGTCTAAGTTAACTAATATTAAGGATATGAATACAACAGGAATAATCTATTACCAATCTATACCTGCTGAGATTAAGAAGCTAGGCATTACCCAAAAAGAATGTGCAGACATGATGGGAGTTAGCTTGTCAGGTTTAACACATAGAATCAAAGCAGACAGACCTCAGTTTCATCTAGCAATTTATGGACTAGCAACTTACTTAGGTCAGAATTCAGGAAACTTACAAGCTAATGTCCAATGAAGATGTAGCTGAAACAATTTATAAGCTGTATGGTTTGCTTACTAAAATTGAAGACAGAAAATTAAAGTCTGATATTGAAGACCAAATTATAGCTTTATGTGACCAGTTGAAATTTAATATGGTTATGGATAAAGCTAAAAATAAATGAAGAACGATGAGCATGAAGTACAGAAAGCAATATGTCAGTATTTAGACATGCGACAGATTTTTTATTTTGCTATTCCTAATGGTGGCAAGAGAAGTAAAAGTGAGGCAGGAAAGTTTAAGGCAGAAGGTGTAAAGAGTGGAATACCTGATGTATGTTTAATTATGCCGGGAGGGTTTGCTTATTTCTTGGAAGTAAAGAGACCTAAGAATGGCAAGACACCTAAGGGTAGATTAACTGATAACCAAAAAAATATGATAGAAGCTCTTGATGATGTAGGATGTCCAACTGCTGTAGTGTATTCTGTAGCTGATGTCATCTCACAATTAATTGACTGGGGATTTAATGAAACAAAGTAGAATCACAAAAGCGGCTAAAGGGTCTCCATGCACATTCAACAGCGACTTATGCGACCCCGGTGTGAACAACGAGAAGGTTGTGTTCTGTCACTTGAATGGTGCAGGTATGGGTCAGAAAACTACAGATGAGCTTGGTAGAGACATAGGTTTCTTTGGCTGTTCAGCATGTCATTTGGTGTATGACACAAAAGAGCATGATTACTATCAGCCTTACTTTATAGATGAGATGGCTGAGTTTGCTGTAACCCGAACAAAAAGACTGTTAGTTAGGGCAGGAGTTGTTGGAGAAGAATATGGCTACAAGTGAGTAAATTTGTAGAAGATTTAGAAGTAGGACATAACGCAGAGCAGAAAGTTTTAAAGTTATTACAGACACAATATCCTAGTGCAGTTATTATTCCGGGTTACTGTAAAGAAATGGATATATACGTACCTGAGAAACACAAACGTTATGAAGTTAAACAGGATTTTAAGAGTGAGCATACAGGCAACATAGTAATAGAGATTGGAATGTATGGTAAGCCTTCAGCGTTGATGACCAGTCAAGCTGACACGTGGGTTTTTGTTACACCAAACCAGTATGCTTTTATAGAACGAGATAGAATTAAGGACTGCATCATTGAGAACAATTTACAATATAAAACGTTTGTTGGTAATGGTGATACAGTAGCTAAAAATGCTTACTTAATAAAAAAAGAATTGTTGTTTAATTATGCATATAAAATTTTAAATTATGACTGAAGCATTAAGGAGACTATTTATTGTGAGTAATACGTTAAGCAGAATATTACAGAGAGACAAACCCAAAGCTCAGATTGTAGAGAGCCAAGTCAGAAAATTTTTTAAAAAGACAAATGCAGAGGAGGCTGTCATTACAATTAAGGAGAACAGAAACACTAGAACCGGCTTACAAAATAATCTGTATTGGGTCATTATTAAGCAAGTGAGATTAGAAACTAGAAACTCTGAGAATGCTATTCATGACCATTTACGTGAAGAGTTGTTGGAAGTTAAATATGAGGAGGTTGCAGGTAAACCACAAAAGGTGCTAAAATCCACTACAGAATTAAATACAAAAGAGATGGGTACTTACATTGGCGATTGTATTGATTATGTACAAGGAGAGTTGATACCCGGTTTTACATTAGAGTTACCGGATGGATGGCAGGGGTTATTGATTGACAAGTAATACGCTAGGACATTTTTTATTTCTACCTACAGGTAGTGCTTACAAAATACTGGGTGTCCTAACTTATTAGGAGATAGATATGGCTAGACCAACAATATATTCTGAAGAGCTTGAAGATAGAATGCTAGAAGAGATAGCTTCCGGTAGAAGTGTCATCAGTTTATGTAGAGAAGAAGACTGGACACCGAATGCAGATACTTGGTACAGATGGATGTATAAGATAGATGGATTATCCGACAGATACACGCGCGCGAAATCAATCAGCTCTGAATTTCACGCTGACCAAATCTTAGCAATAGCAGACTCAGCAGATAATCAGAACTATCAGGTAGCACGCTTACAGATAGACTCAAGGAAGTGGGTAGCAAGTAAGCTCGTGCCTAACAAGTACGGGGAGAAGTCACAGATAGACCACACAAGCTCAGACGATTCTATGAAAGCTCCTACTGTTATTAAATTAGTTAGCAAATCAGATGGCTGAGGTAGTTGAAGAGATTCAGCTCCCGGACAAGCTTATACCTGTCTTTGAAGGAACAGCGAGGATTAGGGCATGCTATGGAGGCAGAGGAAGCGGAAAGACCACCAGTTTTGCTTTAATGAGCGCAGTATTTGGCTATCGTTGGGGTAAGAGCGGCATTCGTGGAAGCATCCTTTGCGGCAGAGAATTTATGAACTCATTGAGTGAGTCATCTATGGCTGAGGTCAAGTCTGCTATATTGTCTGTATCATGGCTTGCTGACTATTACGAAATCGGAGAACGTTTTATCAGGTCTAAGGATGGTAATATTACCTATGTGTTTGCAGGATTGAGACGTTCACTTGACAGTATCAAATCACAATCAAGAATCCTTATAGCTTGGGTAGATGAAGCAGAACAAGTAAGCGGCAGAGCATGGGATTTACTATTGCCTACAGTACGTGAAGAAGACAAAAGCATAGGCTTCTCATCAGAGGTATGGGTTACATGGAATCCTGAGTCAAAGTACAGCGCAACACATGAAAGATTCAGACAAAGTTTCCCTTCAGACTCAAAGATAGTGCAGATGAACTACCACGACAACCCTTGGTTTCCTGATGTACTTGAAGCTCAAAGATTAGAAGACAAAGAGAAGAGACCTGACCAATACGAATGGATTTGGGAAGGCGGCTTTTTAATTTTTACAGAGGGAAGTTATTATGCTAACGAATTACGCAGAGTCAGAGATGAAGACAGATTAACTACAGTTAGATACGACAGGTCAAAAGGTGTGGTTACAAGTTGGGATTTAGGGGTAGGAGATTCAACAGCAGTAATCTTCTCACAATTTATAGGAGCTGAGGTTCACATCATTGACTATTATGAAGCATCAGGTGCAGGTCTTGAGCATTACGTGAAGATGCTCCAAGATAAAGGTTATGTATATGAGCAACACATATTCCCACATGATGTCAGAGTTAGAGAACTAGGCTCAGGTAAAAGCAGGATTGAGATGCTTGAAGACCTAGGAGTCCATAACATTGAAATAGCACCACAGTTACTGATTGATGATGGCATACAACAGGTCAGAACTCTGCTTGATAAGTGTTACTTTGATGAAGGCAAGACAGAGAAGCTATGGGATGCGCTAAATAATTACTCACGTGATTGGGATGAAAATGGTAAAACATGGAGAATGAGACCGAAACACGATTGGTCAAGTCATGCTTGCGATTCGATGAGGTATCTCGCTGTAGGCTATCAACCATTCAACGAGAACTGGGATAAGCCAATAAGACGAAATATGAAAGGGATAGTATGAACGGAATATTAGGCAATGTTTGGAATAACGTGCTAAAGCCTGAAATGAAAGGTGTACTCGACATGGTCTCTACAACAAAAGAAGTTGAACTTGGTGAAGACTTTGATGTGCCTAAAGCTCTGTTTAATTCAATGCCTGATGTAATTGAAGAAGCATCAACAATAAAACAAATTGCTGAAAACCCAATAACATATGGTAAAGCTATGATTGATTTAGAGTCAGGTATTCTTGGACATCTTGCTCCAAATGCAACTGCTAAATTAGATAGCTTGTTTGGATATGAAGGTAGAGCCGATGCAATGAAACTAGCATCAGAAACAAAAGCAGACATGATAGACCAGTTTGGCTCATACGATGCTTTTAAGAAAACAATTAATGAAAAACCAGTTTCAACAGCGCTTATGGTATTAGGTGTTGGTGCAGGATTAAAAGCCGCTACTAAACTTGCCGCTCCAAGCATGAGAAAAGCATACAATGAATTAGAGCTTGCAGTATCAAAAGGCATGGACAACATAACTGACTTTGGTCAATCTGTTGACGAACTCTATAGTCAGAACATGGGCATGACTAGATTGATTGGATACCAAGGCAACAGCGTAGGTGCAATCTTTAGAGAGTTAGACATGAATAAGATTGGCACTAACACAGGCAACTCAGTACAAGGATATGGCATTTACATAAGCGGTCAAGAAAGAACTGCTAAACAGTACGCAGGTAGAGACGATGACATGCTCGAAGACTTCAATGCAATGATGCTAGATGAAAAAAACCCTATAGCAAAAGAAGTATATGACAGAGCGGCTAGTGGTTATTATCCTGCTACTATACGTACAGACATGGTATCGAATATAGATTCTAAAGATATGGATGTGTTCGAGAAAGCTATGGAAGATGTTGTCTTTGAATACGATTCAGCTAAGAACCAAATATATGAGATTGAATTAGACGATGACGTTGTAGCAACATTTATAAATCGTGAAGCTAAGAAACTTGACCAAACACCTGCTGTACAAGCTGAGATGAATCGACTAGGCTTACCTGATGATGCAGATGGCGGTAGGTTGTATTTTGAGCTAAGAAATGAAGCATTGAATATATTAAAAGACCAACCGAGTATGAGTCTTTATGGTCTGACAAGAAAATCAGAACAAATGGCTTCTGAGTATTTGAATAGTATTGGCATTAAAGGAATGACATTTCAAGACCAGTTTGGCATAGCAAACAACTTAGATAAAGGTTTACAGGCAAGTGACCCTCGTAATTACGTTATCTATGACACAAACTTTGCAAGAGTTAAAAAAAGACAGAACATAGACATTGATGAGAACACACCAAAGCAACAAGGGTTACTAGAACCAATATTAACAAAAACTTCTTTAAAAGAATTAGCTGAAAAAAATCCATCTACAACACCTAAAGTGCCTGTTAATAATGTTTTTCTAAATGATAGAGGTTCTATACCCAAAGATAAAAAAGTATTCGATATTGAAGATAGTGAAATACTTAAATTACCATTACTTGATATTGATGTAACAAAAATTATTCCTACGCAAAAAACAATATCTATTAATAATTTAAAAGATGTATCTAAGGCAAAAGACATACCTTTAATAGATGAAGTTTTATTAGTAGAAGATAATGGTATGTTCTATGTCATGGATGGACACCATAGAATAGCTAACAAAATATTGAATGCTGATAAGTTTGTGTCAGCTAGAGTTGTTAACAAACAAAAACAAGGGTTATTACAATAAATAATGATATACTATTGCTAAATTAAACAGGAGACAGCATGGCAACAACACTAGAGCAAAAGATTGACGAACTGTTAGGCAGATTAGAAATGAGTGGTTCAGGCGGTGGTGTAATGGGTCAGCTAAACACTCCTGCTAATGCAGTACAAGATGCTCATAGAGAAAGATACTTGATGGACATGTTCGCAGGAACTAACCCGGAAACAGGTGACAGTTTCTTAGAGCCTACACCTACAACTGCTAGTACAATCAGAGGTTTTGATACACCTGCTATGCGTGATAATGCTATTATGAACAGTATGGTAGGCAATAACCTTGGCTTTTCAGCTCGTGAACTTGGATTTAGTAATGTAAGAGGCTTTGGTACTCCGGCAATGCGAGATAATGCACAAGCTGTATTGTCTAGACTTAGCGAAGCTGAACTAACAGATGTTATGGAAATATTGCCACAACTGAATGATGAACAATACCAAGCATTTATTGCAGGACTTGAAAATGGTTCTATTAATCCAAGTGGCTATGAAGTACAAAATCAAGACAGATTGAGGATGTACTAATGGCTTTATCTAATTACACAGGACTAAAAGCTTCTATAGCTGACTTCCTAAACAGAGATGACCTTACAGCAGTAATACCTGACTT